ATCCTAACCAATCAGCAGCTGAAACAGCAAGATTGGCAAGATTGGGTAACCCTAGCAGTGCGTCTGCTGCAAACAGCAGCGCAGTACCATCTACAGAGTCTGGAGCAACAAACACATCTGCTACTCCAGAAATACCTGTAGTTATTGTGCAGCCGCCGGTTGATAGAAATCCAGGATAAGAAAACATGGCAGATAATATACCCAACACTAGTGGAAGACCAAAAGACTACAAATTTGACCGGGGCGGTGCGCCTGCGGAAATGGGACCATACATTGGTATTGTTGTAAACAATGTTGACCCGACGTTTGGCGGAAAAATGCAAGTGGCAATTGAAGAATTTGGAGCTATTGATAAAGATGGTTTACCAGTATTGACTGACACCACGTTGTGGCGTACAGTGAGATATTGTCCTCCATTTTACGGTATTACACAAAAAACCAGCACCAACACAGGTGCAGGAACATATCCAGGTAATCAACAGACTTATGGCATGTGGTTTACTCCTCCAGATATAGGAGTCAAACTAATATGTTTTTTCATCTCAGGAGACCCAGAACAAGGTTATTATGTCGGGTGTATTCCGGAACCTGGCATTAATCACATGATTCCTGCAATAGGCAGTGTCAGTAATTACACCACAGATAACATAACTCAGGAAAATTATTTTAGCCAAGCACCGTTGCTGCCTGTGACTGAAATTAACACAACCAATCCCGGGGTTGTAAACAATCCCAGATTTTCAGATCAACCACGCCCGGTACATTCTTTTCAAGCGTCAATATTTTTCCAACAAGGAGTAGATAGAGATCCCGAGCGCGGGCCTATTGGTTCCAGCAGCCAACGTGAAACTCCTAGCACAGTATATGGATTTAGCACACCAGGACAGCCTATCTATGAAGGAGGCATGAAACCCAATGATATTCGTAAAAAATTACAATCAGGCGAATTAAAACCACAAGATGTCAAAGTCATTGGACGATTAGGTGGTCATACTTTAGTAATGGATGACGGAGATCTCGAAGGTAACAACAGTTTGTTAAGATTAAGAACCTCCAAAGGTCATCAAATCATGATGAATGATTCAGGAAACTTCTTCCACATCATGCATGCCAATGGTCAAACTTGGTTGGAATTTGGAAGCGAAGGAACTGTGGATGTGTTTAGTACCAACAGTATTAACATGCGAACACAAGGAGATATAAACTTCCATGCTGACAAAGACATCAACATGTATGCCGGAGGTAACTGGAACGTTAAAGCCAATGCCCAAGTAAATCTTGGTTCAGTAAAGAGTTTAAATATTGCATCTGAAGGTTCAATGACCTTGTTCTCTAGCAGCATACTTGGACTCAAAGCAGACCGTGCAATAACAATGAAGAGCATAGGCGGCAGCTGGGACGCTGGACTAGCACTGGCACTTAAAGGATTTCAGATTCACTTGAATAGTTTACCTGTTGGTGTTCCGGTATCAACACCAAAGTTATATCCTAAAACACTAATGGATGATGTAACATTTAATAACAGCACAGGTTGGAAAGTCAAACCCAGCGGCCTAGAAAGTATTGTATCCCGGGCCCCCACACACGAACCTTACAGCTATCACAACGAAGGGGTGAATGTATCTGTATCTCTAGAGCCAGATACTCCAACACCGCCGCCAGGCGCAGAACCTGTACCAGATGGTTGGTCAATCAAGGTGAAATAAATGGCAATATTCAATATTACTATTGGCGGTAAAAATTATGAACTTCAAGGTCCACAGGGAGCGACCCTGGCTCAAGCCACGGCAATTTTAACCAAGCAAATAGACACCGGAAGTTTGGTTGGACTCAAACCAAATGACATATTAAATGCAGTTACACAGGCTGCTAAAGGTCTGCAAAGTGCTGTGGCACAACTGGGATCACAAGCTGAAGAAAAGATCAGAGCTCTTAGTACACAACTTCCAAATCTTAATAATATATTGCCTAAAAACCCCATTGATGTTGCTGCGTATGCTAAACAAAAAGTTGGTCAATTTAGCATAGGATCATTAGTACCAAATCAAGTGCAAGGATTGATGGCACAAACTTCTAATTTTGTAAATCAACCTGCAACAGCTATTTCCAATGTGCTAGGGGTTGGAAAATATGGTATGCAGGCCACCCAATTAGAAAGACTTGGATTGTTGAAACCCGGAACATCCGATCTAGTTGCCAAAGGAATAGGATCGTTAGATTCAGTTTTAGGAAGTCCTGCAAGTTGGACCGGGAAACTTGGAGCCACTGATCTTAATTCAGTATTGAGCAATTCCGGCCTACAGGATGTGTTACAAAATGATTTGATGAAATCTGGATATGAACAACTCAATAACTTGGGTGCAATTACACAAAATCTTCAGGCAGATGTACTAGGACCATTGGTAACCAATGCTTCTAAGTTTGGTGCAGAAATTACATCAAACTGGGCCGCTGGATTAACCGCTAATTTTCCAGCAGGATTGACCAGTCAACTTGATGTTTTGGGCAAGTCTGCAATTTTTGCACAAGGGTTTGCTGCCATTGGTCCTATATTGAGTATTTTTGGCGGTGGCGGCAGTCCATTGGTTTCTGCAATCAAACAAGTGAAAGGGTATGTGAATACAGTGAATAGAGCCACTACTAACTTTGGTGTCAAGGCCATTGTTAATAACCTTAAAATACCAATTCCAAGTTTTGATAGACCCAAACCAGCAGCTTCAACAATACTAGTACCATTAATTTCGCAAGTAAGAGCCTTTGAAAAATCTCGTTCCGCTCTAGCATCAACAAACAGTGCGGTTTATGCAACTCAAGTGACAGGTGAAAATTATGTTTCTGTTGTGGCACAAATTGACACAGCAATAGCAGCGGTAAAAGCATTATCTGCTAGTGCATTGGCTTTGCAAACAAAATTAGGTTCTACTCCTGGTGCAGAACTATTGATAACGTTGATCAAAACCATAATAGGCAATTTAGCAGCAGATGAATATGCATTGATCGCCTACAAGGCCGGGATAATAGATTCATTTGGTGGATAAATATTAGTATGACAACGTTCCTTGGATTTAACACGCAAGATCAATTTAAAAAGTTTACGCTAGTGGACTACAATTTAATCAGACGAGATCTGCTAAACGCATTTAATATACGTCAAGGGCAGTTGCCCGGGCGCCCAGGATATGGAACAATAATTTGGGATTTCATGTTTGAGAGTCAAGATCAAACAACACAACAATCAATAATCAACGAAGTAAAACGTGTGGCCAGCGGCGATCCTAGATTGTTTGTGTCGGATATACAATGCTATCCTCAAGAAAATGGATTTTTGTTATCACTAGAAGTGCAAGTTGTTCCATCAACTGATGTGCAACGATTAGGGGTGTTCTTTGATCAAGCACAACGCACAGCCAACTATGTATAACTAAGCCGTTTATTTTTGCCATAAATAAAATTATGGCACGCACTACTCGACAAACAGCAATCTTCGGCGTTGAAGACTGGAAACGCATTTATCAGACCTATCGCGAGGCTGATTTTCAAAGCTACGACTTTGAAACTTTACGCAAGAGTTTTATTGACTATTTGCGACAATATTATCCAGAAACTTTTAACGACTATATTGAAAGTTCAGAATTTATTGCCTTACTAGATGTTGTTGCATTTATGGGACAGGCAATGGCCTTCCGCAACGACCTAAACACACGCGAAAATTACCTAGACACTGCTGAACGTCGTGATTCAGTGGTGCGTCTTGCTAACCTGGTGAGTTATACTCCTAAGCGTAATACTGCTGCCCAAGGCTTCCTCAAAGTATTTTCTATACAAACCACAGAAAATGTAAAAGATTTCAACGGTATTGATCTATCAAACATCACTGTAAATTGGAATGATCCTACCAATCCAAATTGGCAAGAACAATTCACCACCATTCTAAATGCAGCATTTGTTAACAGTCAGCGTGTGGGACGCCCAGGAAATCGTCAAACATTGTCAGGAATTGAAACATCCGAGTACGGTATTAATTTAGTACCGGGATACTTGCCTGTGGTGCCTTATACTGCAACTGTGGATGGTGTGACCATGCCATTTGAAGCAACAAGCTCAACCAGCGTTGGTGAAGATTATATTTACGAACCCAGCCCAGTTGCAAATGGTATTTTTAATTTGTTATTTCGTAACGATCGCCAGGGATTTGCTAGCGAAAATACTGGTTACTTTTTCTTCTTCAAACAAGGCACATTGCAGAACGTAGACTTTAACTTGGCAGAAAAAGTTTCTAATCGCACAGTCAACGTCAACGTTGAAGGTATTAACAATCTGGATCGTTGGTTATTTCAATTAGATACTGTGGGCAATGTACAATACGAATGGAACTACGTCAATAATGTATATGCAGCCGCTGCGGAACAGTTAGCTCCAGATCAACGTAAATTGTTTTCTGTAACAAGTCGTACCAATGATCAGATTACACTGACATTTGGTGATGGTGTTTTTAGTGAGATTCCTGTAGGATTGTTCCGTTGTTATGTTCGTGCCAGTAATGGTCTACAATACATTATCAATCCTGTAGAAATGCAAAGCGTAGTTTTGCCTGTCAGTTATATCAGTAGAACAGGCCAACTAGAAACGCTGGTGTTCACATGTGGTATTACTAATCCAGTAAGCAATGCACAACCTCGAGAAACACTGGCTGAAATCAAACAACGTGCCCCTGCCAGATACTACACACAGAACCGTATGGTCAACGGAGAAGACTACAATAACTTTCCGTTCACTCAGTACAACTCTATTATTAAGTCAAAAGCTTTGAATCGCAGTTCTATTGGAACCAGTAGATATCTTGATCTAGTAGACAATACAGGCAAGTACAGTTCAACCAACACCTTTAGCAGTGACGGAGCATTATGGGAAGAAAATCAACTTCCGTCATTCTTGTTCTCTTGGTTGAATAGGAATGATATTGCCGACGTTATAGGCAATCAAGTACAACCAAGATTGGCACGTAATGAATTTATTCAATTCTGTAATGCAAACTTAATACGTCCTAGTTTGCTGCCGTTAAATGTAGAGTGGCACCAAAGTACCACGTTGCTCGGAGAAACCACTGGATATTTCAACTATATAAACGGTGGCCCAGTCCCAATTGGTGCATACAGTAGCAATAATACTCAATATATTCAAGTTAGTTCATTGGTAAAATTTGCTGCACCTCTTGGATACTTCTTTGATGCAGAAAACAAATTAAAAGTTGGTACTCCTATTGGTGCCGACGAGCGTTATACACTGTGGGCCAGTCCACTTAGAGTTATCAACGATGGTGCAAACCAAGGACTGGGTAATTTTACCAATGGCATTGGTCCAGTTACACTTAATACTTTTGTTCCTACAGGAGCAGTCGCAGTTCAAGTTATTCCTGTAATTATTACTAACCTGCCCACTAGCTTTACAACACAAATTGCAGAACAGATTGTGTTGTACAGAAATTTTGGATTAGGATATGATAATTTAAATCAAGAATGGTATTTGATTACCAGTACTAATCTTGCAGAAAATGCAGAATTTAGCCTTGACAATGCACAGAGCACAGCCGGTACCAATAGTGATGCTTCGTGGCTGGTGCAGTTTACAACTGATGGGTCTACTTACACTGTGACTACTCGTGCATTGGTTTATAGTTTTGGTTCTGTACTACAAACACGTTTCTTCTTTGAATCAAATCAGCGCATTTATGATTCAAGAACTGATACTGTAATCAGCGACTTTGTCAACGTTCTAAAAACCAACAGCCAACCTGACACAAACTATCCATTATACGGAGATATTAAACTGAGTATCATTGGTCAACCAGTTGAAAGCGATGGGTATGTTGATGACTATCAAGTGATTGTGAGTTATGCA